CCCTGAATAGTGCCCAGATCATGTATCACCTGACGGCACATAGTTGCCGGCCTCATAGCTCTCACGCTTCCAATGTTTAATGGCTTCGCAGACCAGCCAGCCGAACACGCACGCGCCAATCACGACAGGTGCGCTGTATGCCTTGACGAAGCCGGTAAACACGTCAAGATAGGTTTTTGTGGCTTGGATGTTCGAAATGCTGACCGCCTCCAAAACGGACGTGCTAACCGCGCCCCCCGCCATCAAGCTGCCAAGGATATTGGTCGATTTGTATTCCCGTGATTTCTTGGCCAGCGTCTTGTGTATGGATTCAACCGCAACCGCCATGCCTTCATCGAGCGTCGGTGCCGTGCCGCCCAGCGCTGCAATGTCAATCAATGGCGTTGGATCAATCTTGCGGCCTGGCGAGACCTGGTAGTGGCCTGCAATGTCAATGCCGGGATATGCGGCCTTTATCGCCGCCACAACCTCATTGATCGCGGCGTGCTGTTCTGGCGTGTAGGGTAGCCAGATGTGGCCCCGGCCATGGTGTGGCGTGTCTTTGGCCTGCAATCCGTCGAACTCGGTAAACCACTCGCGATAAAACGACATCGCCTTCTTTGGCGTGCCCTTCAACTTGCCTGGATCAACAAGCCCGATCGAGATCGAGAAACTGTTGCACCACTGGCGGCCCTTCCAGCTTGACCGGCCGGCATGGTTTACCCTGCGATTGAGCGGCGCCAATTGCACAACCTCGCCGTCGCGCTCAATAATGATGTGATAGGCGACCTTGCGGTTATTCTGCTTACAGTAGTCAACCGCTGCTCCCTTATCAATCCTCGTGCCGGTGCCGTGCACGACAATCAGTGTCGGTTCGATGACATCGCCGATGTGCGCCGTTTGATCGTAGCGGGCGCCGTCTAGCTTGTGATCGGTGATGTTCATTTCTATGCCGCCAATGATATAACTATGACGCCGTTGTATCCGACAGATAAAGAATTTGCGTTACCAGCATTTGGATAACTAGCAGGTTGACCAGTCGGCGCTGTATCGCTTGTTCCGCCTGTTCGACTTCCTGAAAGTGATCCATCAAGTAAAGACGATCCGCCACCACCGCCGCCGAAATAACCCCCGCCGGAACCGCCCCCATAATAACCGCCGCCACCTGTTCCGGCCGCATCGTTTGATGCGGTTTGGCTATCACCGCCAGCATATTTTCCACCACTGCCACCCGTTCCAGTTCTTCCGGTCTGCCCCGCACCACCTGCCGATTGCGTGCCCCCATGTCCGCCTAAATCGTAAGGTGTAAAGTCGCCGCCATCTTCGCCGGTATCAGCACCACCAGCGCCGCCGTGCCCGCCATATCCGGCAGACGCTCCACCGCCACCAGCGGCAATAGCCAAATAAGTGCTTGATGAATCATTCCAATCTGCCAAATCCACACCGCCATCAACCAGATCGCTTGCCAACGCGAACCGAGACGAGCCGCCACCCGTCCCGCGCACTTGTGAAGCATATGTCACACCCTGATGATCTCCGCCGTCAGGGAATCCACCTGATACAGATGTTGCGCTGCCTCTTTGGCCCCCCTGACCTACCAAAGCCACATATTCGACACCGCCTGTCAGCGTTAAACCTGTAATTGATACCTTTGCGCCCGCCCCAGCCTTTGTCGTAACGCTTACATTTTGCCCCCATCCTCCTGCAGCGCCCCAAATATCAACATCGACAGTAACGACACCTTGCGGTGTAATCCGATGCACATCAGGGTCTGTATAAGTCAGCACAAGATCGGATGATGCTAAATCGTGCGTTCCGCTTGATCCATCTGCATATTCCACATCGAGAACCGTTGAACCAACTGAACCAACAAGACCGCCGAAATGAAGAACCGGGAAAGCAAACATTTATCACCTATGCCGTGCAAGATTGGTTGCGTTCCGCCAGTCGGCGCAATGCAATTCGCATCGCTTCGATTCCGTCACCCTCCTGCAATACAAACGTCTGAGATAGTGAACCGCCGTCATACACTGGCCGCATGTCCTGTAAGTATGGATTGCGCGCCTCGATAGGCTGTTCATACTCTTGCTGTTGGCGCCACGCCCCAAACGATGAAGCCGCAAGCAGAATGGCCGCAGCGATCGACGCCAGCGACGTGGCAAGCCCCCCCCATGCACTAAGCCCGTAGTTTGCCCAGAACCGCGATTTCTTGTCAGGCTCGATCTGCAATGTGAAGGCGGCGGCAACATTGCGCGCGTGCTCGAGCGCGGCGGAGGCTTGCGTTGGCGTTTCCGCTGCTGCGGCCTTGGCTTCTTTCAGCTCTATATCAAGCGTTCGGTATTGGTTTTGCAGGCCGGTGCGCTCAACCGCATTAGCCCGTGCCGCCAACAACTCTTTCAGCTTACGCTGGCGCTCTTCGCATTTCGAACCACACTCAACCCGCGCCGCTTCCTGGCTCACGAGTTTTTCCTGCAACCTGATTTGCTCATCGAAGGCGGTCGGGTCGGTCAGCGGATAGCGCGTGCCGCTTTCTCCAACGTAGACGCCTTTCCATGCGACCGTTGCTTTGATAGTGGCCATGTCCTTCTCGATGCGCGAGACCTCATTGCGTGCGTTTTTGGCCTTGTCGTTCTGATTGTCCGTGCGCACAAGATCCGCCTTGCGGAACAGGGCAACCGTGCCGGCGTTTGTGATCACGTCGGTTGCGAAGAAGAACAATCCGAACAAGAAAAAAACCGCTATCTTTCCCCAGTTCTGCTGCAATACCGATTTAGTAAGAGCGTTGAACAGAAGCGGCGAAAGCAATGAGATGCAGAAGAACATCAGAAAGCAGATCGAGGACAGCACCCAACTTTCGCCGCCGAACGTCGAGCCGAAAATGCCAGTGAGAACCGCCGAGCAACCGGCAATGATGTACGCGATGGCAGTAAGAGACAGATGGCTTGCGTTGATTGATGATCTAGCCATGGATTATCCTTCGCCTGTTAAGTCCGGCGCGCTCTCAGTTCCGCTTGTGCACGCCCGACTTCAGCCAGCAGATCCGATGGAAGATTTGAGACACGCGCTTCTAGTGCGTCGATACGTTTGCTAAGTACGCCGCCATGCGTCATGGCCGCATTACCAATGTCGCCTATGATGCTGGCAAGCGCATCTATGTCAACTTGGCTCGCCATATTGGTTTCGACACAAAGCACTCGTTCGAGCAGATCACCAAGCCCTTTTGGCACTGCGATTACATCGTTAGCCGCAACCGGCATCAATGGCTCTGGTCGATTTTCAATCACCAACAATCTTGCTGCTATATCCTCAACGCGAGCTTTGAGCCGATCCATATCTGATACATCGAGTTGAATGTTTTTTTCGATCGTCCGCAGTTCTCTAGTGGTATGACTGCGAGCGCCCAATCGTTTTTTCCATTCTATTAGATCATCCGCCATTGTCCGCTAATGCCTCCAAAGCATTAATTGCTTTATGGTACGCGGCTTCTATGTCTGCCAAACTCAACGCAGACCTTATATCTTTTTTCGCTCTCAGTCTTATGGACTCAATTTCATTGTCAAATATTGATGCTTGCTTGTGTCTTTTCAGAATCAGGGCGGCCGCATCGCTAAGTGTGTCCACTTCTGTTCCTACTGATGCTGACAAAACAGGAAACGCCTCCATCATCTCCGAGGCGCTTATCCCATTTGGGTTTTCTCCCCGCTCAACCATTCGAATAACCTCCAAGGCTTCTATTTGCTTTTCAGCATATGGCACGCCTGGAGTTTCTTTTCGAATGCTTGCGTATAGGTTGTTGACTTGAGTGACTGCCCTCTTTCGCATTGTTTCAATGTCAATCAAAGGCGCGATAAATTCGCCATCGACCAATCTGTAACCAGGTTCGACGAAATCAGGGGCGGATACGGCGTGTTGTGGTGGCGATTCTAAAAACATGGTTTTCACAACGCCGTCTTCGTTTAGTATTACATACCGCATCATATTACCTTTTCTATGATGACATCAGCGTATATTTCCGGTTGGCTGAAATTAGCCGGCGGCCCCCTGCCATCTGTTGCATATGATGACGACGACCGTTGCCGAAGCTCAAATGTTTTCTCTGACGCAATAACAAAGGTTCCAACAACAAACGATTTTGTCGTTATTAGCGATGCCGAATTTGTATATTCCGTTGTTCCGTTTAGTGTAACAGATGCATCTGTAACGTTGTATATTTGCGTTCTATTATAGTCTATTTTCATAGCAACAGCCATGCCGAGAAGGCGATATGTACCCGCTGGCAAAGTAAACTGACTGCTGGCAAGTGAAGCCCCCGATATACCGTTAACCACCGCCGTGTTTAGATCACGAGTTACGTATGATCCAGCCGTTAAAGTTCCGCCTGACGTGCCGCTCGTTTGACGCTCTTGCAGATGTAGCACCGATAATGTCTTGATAACTCCATCCCAATCTACCCAAGCGGAGCCCTGATATTGAGTGTTTATGTCTTCATCTTTTACATATGCAATCCAACCGCAATCGCTTGCGGGCGTGTACTGGATATAATTGCCTACTCCGTCATATTCGACAATATCATTTTCTGAAAAACCACTCCAATCCCCACTAGGTGACGATTCTAATATCCATCTCTGTCCTGCAATTGGGGACACTGCCGGGGCTGACTGGCGGCCCTCAACTGCGATTGTTGCAAGATCTCTGGTTATCAGGGCAGGAACATACGTATCAACGGAGAACCCCGACCCATCACATGACAACCAAACGGTTTCACCAAGACCGCGCAACGTGATAGCAGATGCGCCCGAATATCCCGGTCCTTTGATCGTGTCAGAACCGGCGCCGCGAATATTGATGACGTTAGCGGTTCCGGCGTGCCTGATTCCAATGCGCCAGCCGTCGCCAGCTGTTACGGCATCCTCGAGCGTTACGCTGATAGATGCGCCAGAGCAGTCAAAGTTCCATAGTTCGCCAGCGTCAGCAGCGACAAACGTTTTATTAGATGCGGTCGCGCCAACTGGTGTCGATGCTGTCACGCTGCCGGTGAGGAATGACGACGTGTCGAGCGCACCAAGAATATTGTCGTGCGACCATAGCGTAGTGGCGTCCGACTTCTTGGCAATGATCTTATAGGCCGTACTGCCGGTGTAGAGCAGCGCCTTGACCGATGACACTTCAGGGTAGCCGCCCGCGTCACACGTGACCGTTGAGCCGGCCGATGTGCTGAGACTGCTGTCTGTGAAGACCGCGCGCGAATTGCTTGTGCCGGCGTCATAGAACTCCAGCGTTGCCCCGCTTTGCGGCGTTCCGTTTTCGTCGGTAACACGAAACCCGGGCTTGAAGATCAGTGTGCTATCGGGCATATTTGCTCCGCATATTGCCGCTACAAGCGGGCGAGGCTGAATTTATGACAAACGCAAACGCCATCGACTTGCACAAACCCAAAGCATTTCGCCGCAAGGTGATCAACTGTGCTTTATTAGTTTTGGTGCTATGGGGGCTAACGACTGCGGCGGCCTTGCTTGCACTTCTCTATAGGCAACCAGAGTGGGCCAAGTACGCACTGTGCTGGCAGATTGTTCTCGTTCCCGGCATGGCCGTTCACAAGGTCATAGAACTCCGCCATGCATGGCACAACATACAACAAGACGAATGGAGCAACCTCTATTGTCTTTCGCCATTGGTCGCCAGCGGATTGATCGCTCTTTTGGCAGCTATCACCGTCTCGTGAGGGAATTCGGAGGTGCAGCGAAATCCGCTGTCCTATCGGTCGTTGCTGCTGGTGAGAAAGCTGTTGCATAACCCGCAAGGCTAGGTGCTTTTGGCGTCAACGCCTGCGTCGTGACTTTCGATGCGGTTGCACCACCGAAATTCTTCTCCAGCATTGGCGGCACCACCTTGGCCAGTGCCCGGTATATCCTGGCAATCAATATTTTGTGGCGTTGGCCCTTCGATCCGAACGTGTAGCGCTGCTGTTGCGCTTTCAATGTGTCTTGCACCATTTGCGGGAACAGACTGCGCACAGCCGTTCCTGATCCCGGTGGATTTGGATCTTTCGGCGTCGCGCTTTTGAGTGCCTGCGCGAGCTGGCGCATCAATGTCTGCTCATTTTTACTATAGAGCACATTCATCAGGCTGCGTTGGTTGGCGAACGCCGTTTCCACCGATGTGATGAGTGTTTGATTTGGCAGCATTTGACCATTTTTGCCAACCACCAGCTTTAGCCAATGGGCCAAACGAACATCGTTCCATGCGTCTTTGCCCGCTTTTCCGCCAAGTTGTGTAGCTGCTGCCTTGTACCGTTTCACGGCATCAACGGCACCGGCCGGTAGCGATGCCTTGGGGCCAGATGCGCCAAGCAGTGCCTTTAGCGCTTCTTCACCCGTCTGTGCGTCCCCAACCTTTTCAAGTATGCGTGCTGCCGGTGTTTTCTTGCCGTTCAATCGCGGCTGCAAAATCCCCCTAAGTTCGGCCGTTGTACGTCTGGCATTGAGAACAGCTTGAGCGGCGCCTGGCGATCCTGTCAGAAGGTTTTTTTCGGCAGCGTCCACCATCCAGTCGTCGTAAGCCCGATATATTGCCTTGGCGGCTACAGCATCGGCACCCGGCGCCGCGCCATCCTTCATGGCCATGAGCCTGCGGCGCATCTCATCGATGTATCGGATGGATTGCTGCCCTAGCACTTCCGGTGCTTCTGGGTTGATGCCTGCCCGGCCCTTTATATAGGCGTCCAGCTCCTTTGCCATTGAGTGCGCAGCTGGCGTCAAACGATCATCGACGCGCCGAGGTCCTAACGCCTTTTGAACGAAATCCGGCAGCGCATCGAAGGCCCCCGAGCGGGGCGCAATGTTTTCGGTTCCTTGCCAAGCCCTATTTTCAAGCGCGTTGATCCGGCCCTTGGCCGCGTCGAGACCTTGCTTGACGCCCGCCCCGAGAACGTCACCGCCCTGATCTTGCACGCCGCGCCCCGGCGCAAGTCTCGGCGCGATCACGTTGGTTCCAGCATCGCCACCGGCTTCGCCTCTTGCGGCCCGGTCAATCGCGGCTTTTTGCGCATCATCCAGATTGCGCAGGCTCTCTTTCGCCTGTGGGCCAAGCGTACCAGCGCGGATGTCCTTTTCAATCAAGAGCATCTGCGGATCGTTCGTGCGCTGTCCCTTGGTTGTCGGGATGCCGAAGCGATCGGTTTGTGATTTGACCAGAGCTTCCGCCGGGTCTAGCGCGTTTGTGGCCTGCCGCTTGAATTCCTTGGCCAGATCGGCATCAACCAGATTTGGATCGATGCCGTTCCTCTCAAGCAACGCCTTCCCGCGTGGCGTCAGTTTTCCATCCGGCGTAACTAGAGAACGATCGCCGATCATTCGGCGGATGAACGGACCTGCCACGCGACCGAGCAATTCGCCGCCTGCGCCGAGCACGCCGGATACAGCCGCACGTGTCGTATCACGAGGCTGCTTAGAGCCAAGACTTCGAGCCGCAACGTCCTGCGCAACGCTCGTGCCGGCTGCGCCAATACCTTGCGCAATCATGTTGCCCCTCGTACCAAGGCCGCCAGCCACCTTACCGACACCATACGCCGTCGCCATGTAAGGCAGTGCCGAGCCAATCGCCCGGTTTACATCCTTGCTATCGAGCCCCGGTTTATTGACATAGGCTTGCTGTGGCTTGCCATCCTGACCGCGAAACTCGATAATTTCGTAACCGTTGGAATCCTTAAACCGGCGCATAAACCTGTCGCCAAGAGACTTCTGATATATGTCAGCATAACCGGCATCATTCGCGCCGGACATTTCTGCATAAGGATCGATTATGCCTGATGCATCCTCGATGCTTGGCAGGCTCTTGAATTTCGGATCATGCTTGCCGGCAACTGCCGTGTAGGCGCTTTGCGCCATTCCCGCAGCGCTATCGACAACCGGCTTTACATATTCCTCATATGCCGTTTTAGGTTGCTGCTTCCATTGCGACACCTGCTCGGCCGTGACACCTTCCGAAGCAAGATACGCCGACACATGCTCATCAGGCGCCTTAGCCTCGAACATGCGTTTCAGGTTTCTGTCGATCTTCTCGAAATCAGCCATCATTCAAGCCCGTACTGGCTGCGAAGTGCGCCGATCGGAACGCCAGCAGTAGGCGATCGTGGAGGTTCTTCGCCCGCTGCGCGAAGCTGAGCGATCAAGCCTGAAAACTGCTGCGCAAATCTTTGATCCACTTCACCGAGTGCTTGATATACACCCGCATCAATCCGGCCACGGTTTTGGCGCGCATATTCTCTAGCCGCTTTCGACTTTGCAATCTGGTATTCCTTTTGGAGCATGCCGAGAGCAATGATCTGTCTGTTTCCATCTGGTGAATTTGCCAGGCCGGGCGCCATCTCGACCAAAAACCGCCGATCTGAATCCGACATAGGCCCCGGCAGATTATCCTTGAGCGAAACCGCAATCCCCTTGGCAAGATTTTGCACCACCTCGCCGGATGATACGCCGGCCACTGGAACACCAAAGAGCGTTTGCGCTGCCTTCTTTATCGTCTGAACGGTGTTGCCACCTGTGCCGGTGTAGAGGTTCGGGTCTGACATTGCATTGCGCATCACACGTAGATTGTTCAAATCTCGCTGCGCCGTCGCTCCTGACTTCTGGCTTTCCGTGAACAGTTTCGCGTTCTGCTTGCCCAGTTCTTTGTCATAAGCAGTCTCACCCGCACCAACATTCACGTTAGTTGTCGGCTTGCCGATCTCCCTATAACGCGCCATTGCAGGATCGACTTGTCCTTGAGGACCGGCCCACCAAGGCCGCGCCGGTCCTTGCGATGCTTTCTGCCTCTGAAATTCGAATTGCTTCGCTTGCAGATTGTAATTCCTAAGACTGTTCGCTTCTGCCTTGTTGGCCTGCGACTGGCGCCAGTCCATGTCCTTTTTGCGCCAATCCGCCTGCCTCTCAGCCTGGAACTGCTGGTTCATGCCTTGGCGATACTGGTTGAGCGCGTTCGTCATCGGCGCAGCATTGATCGTGAGTGCGCTTTGCGGCAGGAGATAGTTGACCATCATATCACCCCCAGGTGTTTCAGGCCGGTCAGCATGTTGCCGAAAGGAGATTGACCAGACTCTCCGGGCGTCATGCCACTGACCAACGAACCGCCGAACTGCATAGCGTTATTCCAGCCAGCGTTGCGCGTTCCAGCCATGCCCATGTGCATGCCAGCGTTGCTTTGCCCAAGCGCCATATCGAGACCGGCGAGACCCTGCCCCGTCGTCATGTCGATGTTGGCAAGCTGATTGGCGGCCCCCATGCCCTGCGCCCCGAGCCCCTGCAGACGGTTGAGCCGTTCGGTTGTGTAGGAACGTCCCGCATCCATGCCGGCCCGCGCGCCCGCCAAAGCTCCAAACCCGCTTTTCGACATGCCGCGGGCTGCCATCGACCGATTGACGGCATCCACCGCACGGTTTTCATCGTAGCCGCGCTGCGGGTCAGCTTGGTAGTTGTCCCAGTATTTGCTTTGCAGCGCGTTTCCGTTGACGCCGATCGCGTCAGAATATTGCTGGTAGGCTGCATCACCGCGCTGCTGGTATGGTGTCAGGTAATTCTTGGCGCTGCTTGAAGCATTCTGCCAGTGCCGCGTAGCGCCCGCATGGCCGTCTGCAAAGGCAGCCCCTGCATTGCGCATATCGCGGCGCTGGCTGGCCCCGCTGAGAGAATCCAAAAAGCTCATGATCCGGCCTCCTGCAATTCTCTGATAATGATTTCAACCCGCCGAAGCCATGCCAGAAGCTCTGGCGGGATGTTGTCGGATTGCGGTAGTGGCGGCAAAGACGTAGCCATTTCGTCATGCCCTCAATGGTTCGGCGTCAACGGCAAAACCCGTGACGCCCTTGATCACATTCGCACTCACTCGAAACTGAAACTGAAACCCGTCTTCACCTGACTTGCCAAAGTTCTTCATGCGGACCCGCGTCAGGCGCTTGCCAGCAGCCCCTATCGGTTCATGGCGCTCTGCTGACCAGTTCAGCCCGCCATCAAACGAGTGCCGGACAATCAAATCCGGGTTTGCATCATCCGTGTCAGACGACACCGTGCCAACGCCTGGAATGACATCGAGGAACGCCCGGCGTATCTTGAGCCCTTGTGGGTAAGCATGCACCGCCGGCGGCTGGATGATCATTTCAAGCGGATTTTCAGACTCGGAATATGCTGTACTACTCATAACGTAAAGATTTCCCGTTGTCGCGTCTCCTGCGATCAGGCGACCATCAAACTTGGCAATATCAGAAACTCTCCAAGTGGCCGATCCATAACTCTGTCGCTCGTGCCAGTATCCGGTGTATAGATCATAGACCCAGCACCACGACGCCGAGCGTATCGCATAGAAAGCATGATCTCCGCTTGACCATCCGAAACCTTTTATTGTTGATTTGTCCGAAGTTTCGCTAATCGCGCGGACTACTGCACCAGTTGAGATGATCTTGCCATTGTAGCCGGTTCGCGCCCGAACCTGGTTGTCATGATCAATCCAACAAACGGTTTCACCGATACGCGCCACGCTTGAGCCAGATGCACAACCGATCTGCTTGGTGGTAACACGCGCAAAGCTGAAATCTGCTGAGCCGGTGTTCTGCCACCACTCTATAGACTCCGAGCCGAAAAACATTATTTCACGCTCATGCACAAACGTTCGCGCAATCTCATCAGGATAGCTTTCCGCGTTGGCCGTCTCAAGCGCGTCCCAAGATCGCATATTATTCTGCCCTGAGACCTGCCAATAACCGTTGGCGGCACTGGTAATAGCATATCCATCGATAACAGATATCGAACTCGGCCCTCTCAGAGCTGAATCTTGATATTGCAAAAACTTGTTGTTTTGTATTATGCCAAAGAAGCCATCAGATGCGACCCCTATTTCATGCCCCGCTTCGCGGCTGTTCTGAGCCATATAGACCGGCCCGTCAGTCGGCACGCCACCGAGCGCGAACACAGCTCCGCTTGGCGTTACACGAAACAGCAAACGGCCGGATACCACATAAAGGTCAGTGTAGGTTGAAAACATCGCCCGAACAGCACCGCCACCGTTTAGAGTTGCAAAATCCGTAAGCCCATCAGATGCATAGATAGGCCATTGAATCTTACCCTCCGGTCCGGCCTTTTCTGCGTAACAGTTAATCAACCGCGTGTTGCCGTCATATCCATGACGCGCCGGGTTTGAAGCTGTTCCAAGTGCGATTTGCTTGAGCATCAGGGCCACACAATCCCGCTATAGATCAAACGCATAGCATCAACAGATGCCGCCTCATCAACGGATGCAGTGGCCGCGTTGCTAACGTCACGAATCGCTGAAATTGCAAGCCAATTTGCCGAGTGTGCCTGATAGGCAGCAAATCCCTCCGCTGGCCACGACGCCGGGTCAGACCCATATGTCGTAACAAGATCAAGACCAAGCGCCAAAGCGTTTCGCTGTTTATATTCTGGCATAATTTCTAAGATAAGCGCACCGGCATCAGAATTTATCTGAGCAATCAAATTCGCTCTTGCCGTTTCAATAGGTTTGTCCACCGCCGTATAGGTAACGCGAACTTCAGTCTGATTTATAACGTTTGCAGATTGAATTTCCTGCGTTATAAAATCATAGGCAGGCTGTGAATCATGTACGATCGGGCGCCAAGTCGGACCTCCGTCCGATGCCGTTTTAGACACAGGATCAACTTTGTTTTCACGCGAAACAATCGCGCCGTCTACAACCTTAGCATATAGCGTCATGAGTCGTTCACCGCATCGATCGTGTAATGGATTTTGACACCCAAAAGCTGCGCATCACCGGTCATAGTGTCCGACCCATTGTCTGCATCTCTATAAACCCGGAACGCCACTAATTCCTCTGCACCTGGCGTGCCTGCAACCGTCATTGCACTAGTTTCATCTGTGATGATAACGTCACCGGCTGTTGCTTCAGCGGCATCTGTAACCGTTTGTGCTGTGCCAAATGCAGTATCCAGCGCATCGGAATTAGCGAACGCTACCGCCTGGATCGCCCAAATGCAGTTTCCACTCGTTGCCGTTGTTCGCCATACGAATTGAGCAAACAAAGTGCCTTCGTCCCAACTCTTCGGCATCTGTATTTGAAAATGGATATACTCTTCTGTGCTGTCGTCAAAATCCTTGGTTTGGATGTTCACGGCATTAGTCGTTGTTTCATATGACCCATCGGCAGCACCGTTGGTTGCTGCCGATGTCATGCCAACGGCCGGCACCCAAATAGTATGTTGGCCTAGACCGAGGCCCAACACATCAGACGGCGTAGCATATCCGTCCGTGTTGCTCTCTGAGACATCCGTAACAGGAAACCTGTCGGTAAGAGCCAGCGCGATTGCTGACTTATCTTTCCATCTGACATCTGCCATTAGGCACTAGCCACCTGGAAATACCCGCCAGCAGCAAGCTGGATGGTGAAGTCGGCACCATCAACCGCTGTGACATCGGCCGGCGCGTTGTCGAGAAGGCAATAGGCCATGATCTTGTCGGTTGACTGCGGAACGCCGGAACCAGCCGCGACATGCACCAACACCGCATAACGCGCGGTAATCGAACCGCCCGAAGCTGTCCATGCCGGGTCTACACTGTCGAATGTGACCGTGCCACTTGATTCCGTCCAAGTCACGGTGCCGGGAAAATCGCCGCCAGTCGTGTAGCCGTTGCCGTTCGCGACTTCGTTTGCTGACACGTCCGCATATGTCGAATGCGTCAGTGCAGGTGTGTAGCCACTTGTCACGAGGATGACAGAAAAAAACGCATCTCCCGCGTCGAGGTCGATCGTCCCGTCTCCGATGTATTCCTTGGTCTTGTTGTAGACCACCCATGCGTCAGCTGCCATGTCTGCTCCTTAAACGATGCCGTAAGAGTTGCCGGACTCGTCAACGTATTGATTGCTGGAGCCATCCGCCATGGTATCCCCGTTGAGGATCGTTGGCGTTTGGCCGGTGTAGGTAATCGACGCGGCGGCCGGTGTAACCGTGATGCTGGCCACCGCGTTCGGCGCTGCTGTGCTGTACTCGATACTGGCCGCGGCTGGGCTGATGATCTGATTAATTACAGTGACCGGTGCGGCCGTTGCATAAGTGATCGCTTCGGCTGCCGGACTGATGATCTGATCAACAACGATACTTGGCGCCGCCGTCGTGTACTCAATGCTTGCCGCCGCTGGCTTCGGCAACTGATCAACGAACACGTTCGGCGCCGCTGTCGTGTATTTGATCGACGCGGATGCAGGCAAGACGTTGATGCCGATGACAACAGACGGCGCGGATGTTGAATACTCAATGCTGGCCGATGCCGGACGCAGAATGTCGTCAACAACGACGAACGGCACCTGACCCGTGTAAGTGATCGACCCGCTTGCTACAAATATCGGGATAGTTGGCGCGGCGGTC